CTCTGTGGGAACTTTCTTGCACGTTTGAAAAATATTCTAGACAAAGAACTTGTTGAATATAAGACCGAGACTCTGGCACCCCTGATATGGAAACACGCACCTGATTGGAGACGTGTTATCAATGAGTGTCAAAGGCATTCGATTGGTGGTCATCTGGAAACTCCGGTTACCACTAATGATGCGAATGATAATTATGGTTTGCTTTTCAAGGCTCTTAAAGATAAAGACTTTAAGAAAATGAGAACGTGGGTTGTGAATAATGTCGATGTTGATCCAAATACGATCTTCCGTGGCATCTATGATCGAATGTATGATAATGTCGAGACCAGTACTATCCCTAATTTAGTGTTGATTCTTGCAGACTATCAATATAAGAATGCGTTTGTTGCTGATCATGAGTTAAATCTGGTGGCTTGTCTAACAGAACTTATGGCTAATATAAATATAAAGTAACTCCGTAACAAAAGTATTCGGTTTGACAAATTATCTAGCTTTCATAACATCGATCTCCTTGGCGGTGATCGCTGCATTCTTTTCTATTATTGGTTTGTCCACTATCTTTGCGGGTGCCTTTTGGTCAGTAGTGATTATGGCCAGTGCACTCGAAGTGGGCAAACTAGTAACCGCTGCGTGGTTACATCTTGAATGGAAAAGAATTAGTATTCCTATTAAGACATATCTCACACTCGCAGTAGTTGTGTTGATGTTTATTACCAGTATGGGTATCTTCGGTTATCTTTCCAAAGCACATTTGGAACAAGAAACTAAGACATCCAATAATACTGTGAAACTGGAAAATGTACAGAGAAAGCTTTCGTCAGAAACTCGACGGCTGGATGCGATAGATAAACAACTAGCATCGTTGGATGCCGCACTCGATGAATATATCGAGAGAGGGTTTGTTACTAGAGGACTGAATGCAAGGGAAGAACAGAAACCTGAACGCACACAATTAGAAACTTCACGTGAAGAAATTTCTCAAACTATTGACAAACTACAAGAAGAAGAGTTAGAATTAAAGAGAGAAAATATTGCGTTTGAGTTAGAGATTGGTGCAATTAAATATATCGCAGAATTGATATATGGAGAACAGGCTAAGAATTACTATGATCAGGCAGTTCGTGGAGTAATTCTATCTCTAGTATTTGTATTCGATCCCCTTGCAGTGATACTGTTAATTGCAAGTACAAAGGCAATTGTAACTAGGAGAGAAGAAACTCCGGAGACGGTGGAGGCAAAAGAAGTTTTGGTTCTGGATGATATTAAAGAAACTCCGGTAGAATCAATCAAGGAAGAATCTGTACAAGAAGTATCGAAACCAAAGTTTTCTCCAAAACAATTGAAAAGACCTAAATGGGTCAAAGACGCTATCGCAACCACTAAAGGTTATGTTACTAAGAGTGGTGAACTACTTGTTAGTCGTAAGATGACACAAGAACAGGCTGACTTAATTAATGAGACATATGAAAAGAACAAATAATGAATCCATTTGAATTTGTGAATAGTATTAATTATACTAAAGAAGATATTATGATTGATGATGACGTAGAAAAAGAATATCTACCGTTTATTGTAAATCGCCAACTTTCTTACTTCCAAGATACTGTTATTCTCTCGAACGAGATGAATAAGTATCATCATATCGACAAAAAGTTACAATTCCATTTTTTACTAAATATAGTAAGAAAAAGGAAGCGGTTTACTAAATGGGGTAAACCTTCCGGTATCAATGATTTGGAAGTTGTTAAAGAGTTTTATGGATATAGCAATGAAAAAGCGCGTTCTGCAATTTCTCTTCTAACACCTGAACAAATAGAAATAATTAGAAAAAAGGTGTACAAAGGTGGAAGAAAATAGTCTATGGAATCCTAACGACCTGTTAGAAATTATCTTAAATGAACCAGATGATTTTTTAAAAATTCGTGAAACGTTAACACGCATTGGGGTCGCCTCTAGAAAAGAACAAAAACTTTATCAGTCCTGTCATATCCTTCATAAACAGGGCCGGTATTTTATCGTTCACTTTAAAGAGTTGTTCTTGCTTGACGGTAAGAAGTCTAACCTAGAAGAAAACGATATCGCACGAAGAAACACGATTGCTACGTTGCTTTCGGATTGGGGTTTGTTGACCCTTGAGAATCCAAAACAAGCTGAGTTGTGTGCTCCGTTACGTCAAATTAAAATCATCTCGCACAGAGATAAAGAACAATGGGAGTTGTGTCCAAAGTACAATATTGGAAATAAGTGATATGGTGTCAAAAATAGTGGTTAAAGAATCAAACAGATTTAGTTTGTTCGATTTATTAAATGATAATAGTGTTGGTGTAGAACTTGGTATCGCAGAAGGTCGTTTTGCAAAAAGAGCAATTAAGAGTCAAAAATTTTCACATTATTTCGGTGTTGATGTTTATGATTCTTCGCTTGTGGGCGGCGGCAAAAAACACAATGTTGATGAATATAAAGGTGCTTTAGAAAATATCGGTCTTTTCACTGAATACCGTCATTTAAGAATGATGTTTTCTGATGCGTTAACTCTTTTCGATGACAATTCTTTAGATTTTGTTTACGTTGATGGGTTCGCCCACAATGGTGAACTTGATGGTGCAACTTTTTACGATTGGTATACAAAGGTAAAACCCGGCGGTATTCTTGCTGGAGACGATTATCACGAAGATTGGCCTTTGGTTGTTAAATCTTTGGAAACTTTTTTAAAGGATAAGGGGTATAATGAATTCTATTTAACTGACCCTGATTTCGTAAGCGAAGAAAAATATTGTTCGTACCCGTCTTGGTATATTTATAAAAAATAGTTATGATTGAAGATCACTTTGTTATGCGTAATGAACAGTCCTATGCTGCATTTTGTGGCTATCTCAGTTTTGTTCATATGAAGGCCTTTATAATTCAAAAAGACATAAAATCCGTTTTGTATGCCGACGATAGGATGTTTAGACCTGCATTCAACGAACCGGAATCGGCCGTCGATAGAATAAAATTCATCAAGGATCGTATGGTTACCAACGGGTTCAAGATTGACTTAGAAATAGTCAAATACGATTCAATGAAGACCTTTGCTCCAGATACTAAAAAGGTAGGTATGGTTCATCCAACGTCGCAATGTTGGTCTATGAAAAAAACCGGCCCAAAAGAAATCGTAACCTGTAACCTACCACCAACAACTCCAAATTTTATGAGGAAGAGTGTTGTCGAAGGTGGTCGCCAGTTTAGTAAAGGACAAATAGAAGAACATATCAAACCCGATGTTTATATCGATTATCATACGTCTATACAGAAAGTATACGACAGTCTGAATAAAAGTAAACTACACATTTCTTATCAAGGTGGTACATCTTGGATTAGTATTTTAATGGGAATCCCTACAATTATAGTTCATAATGTAAAAACCCCCGAGAGTAAAAAACATCTTCAAACCAAAATCTATGGTCAAGAAGCTCAGATAAATTATTATAGTAACAGTCAAGTTTATACCGACTTGAAACATCCAGTTGAAAGACACATAACTATAGAGAGGTTATATGATGAAACCAGAACCATATAAATTTATAAGTGGTAATACGTGGTCACAAGAGCGTTACGATCAAAACAAATTACTAGACGGTGGTATAACAGAATACAAGACCAATGATGCAGAAGATCAGGTAAAAGAAGTTGTTTCTTATTGTAAGAATACTCGAAAGGCAATTGATATAGGTGCTCGATTTGGTTCGTTCACAATGGCATTTCACAAAGCAGGTTTCGAACACGTGTATACGATTGAGATGCTCGAAAAGTTTATGTTACCACTTTCGATGAACATTGACCTCTCCAGATCCACTGTATATAACTTTGGTGCTTGGTATCGAACAGCTTGGGGTCATCGTGCTGGAAAAACACTTTTGTCAGAAAGAGGTGGTGATGTTCGATTGCATTCGGTTGATGATTTAGAAGTTGATGAAATTGATGTTCTGAAAATAGATGTTGACGGGCCCGATCGATTAGTGTTAGAAGGATCTATTAATACCGTTGAAAGATGTCGCCCCGTAATCTATATTGAATTTGGTTGGCCACAAAAACAATGGGATAAAAACTTAAAAGAGTTCGACGATATCTGGAAAATATTGAGAAAGAAAGATTTGGGTTATGTTCGTAAGATGGGACAGGCAGAATACAGTCCTGAAAAAGATCATTACAATCTGATTCTGATTCCAGAGGAGAATTTATAAAAAAGTTGACATTTAAAAACAAAAGTGTTATATATATTAACGACTACGCGGAATGGTCCGGTAGTTAGACAACAATCTCGCTTTAAGAAAAGGAGACCGTTATGGTTAATACAAGAAGTAAAGTGTTTTCGTTCCCACATTCTCGTTTCATTGGTTTCGACCACGTATGGGACGAGGTAGAAAGATTAACTGCCATTGGCGCAAATGAGAAGGGTTTCCCCCGTCACAATATTGTAAAATATAATGACACGGAATACGCCATCGAACTTGCACTGGGTGGTTACGAAAGAGCGGATTTAGACATCGAGGCAAAGCCAGGTGTTCTAATCATTCGCGGTAATCCTAAAGAGGAAGAAGGTAAACAATACCTTCACAAAGGAATTACCACCAAAAAATTCGTGGAAACATTTAGACTCGCTGACCATGTTGTCGTTGATGGAGCTGGATTCGTCAACGGTTTACTAGTCATTAATCTGAGAGTTGAACTGCCCGAAGAACAGCGTCCGAGAAAGATCGAAATCAAAATCTAATCTCAAAAGGACGTTAAAATGAAAAATGTTAAAGAAGCTGTATTCACAGCATGCGCTGGTGTAGTAGTATCTACTGCACTGATGTCAACCCCTGTTCAGGCACAAGAGAAGTCATACGTTGCTCGATTGAACGACGAAGGCAAGTATTGTGCCCGTGTTGAAGTACAATCCGTAGGAGCAACTACGACAAGGCGTACTAAGTGCCGCACGATTGAAGAGTGGGTAGCAAAGGGTTATTTGATAAACGAAGAAGTAGAAGGAGCGGCGGAGTAATATGCTAGAAGAAGATCGGACATTATTGGTTGATGTGCTCGGATTCGCATTTGCATTATCGTTTGTTCCTTTAACTATACTTTTATTCTCGTTTGGAGTTTAATATGAAAGAGTTAAAAGAAAAATGCATCGCTGGTCTATGTACCATCGCATTTGTAGGCATCATTTTGATGAGTCTTTATGGACACTATATGTATCCAGATCTTCTCATTAATGCAGGGCCCTACTCTTTGAATCCTATGCTGTAAAAAATAAGGGTTTCCGTGGCGTTCCCTGTCCGCCGGTAAGGACGTTAAAAACGCCACGCCTCTCTTGACTTCCTCACAAATTTATAATATAATGGGTCTATGAATTTTTATACATCAGTCTCAAAATACGGCAACAACCTTCTCTATCGTGGTTTCAAAAACGGTCAGCGGGTTGAAGAAAGAATAAAATTTAAACCAGTACTCTTCGTACAATCTCCCAAAGCAACCGACAGATACAAAACCTTAGACGGACACAAAGTTTCACCCATTGAATTCGATTCGATGCAGGATGCACGTGCATTCGAACAACGGTATAAGAATGTTCCAAACTTTGCCGTCTACGGTCAGACAAACTTTGTCACTCAATTCATCGCAAACAAATTTCCCAACACTGTCAAGTTCGATAGGGATATGGTAAATGTTTGCACAATTGATATCGAGGTGGCATCAGACGAGGGATTCCCAGCCCCCGACGAGGCGAAACATCCTGTCATTTCTATCACAGTCAAAAATAATCAGGACAACACTTATTATGTTTTCGGATTATACGACTATGATGAAACCCTATCTGAAAAGAATGTTAAATACTTTAAGTGCGTTGACGAAGAATCCCTACTACAATCCTTTTTGGGTTGGTGGAAAGGTAACTGCCCCGATATCGTGACTGGCTGGAACACCAAGTTGTTTGATATACCATATCTGGTCAATCGAATGATGAACCTGTTTACCACAAACGAATATCTAGAGATGTCGCCGTGGAAGTTGGTACGCAAAAGAATGATTCCAACATTGGGTGGTCGAGAACAAGTCTCGTATGACCTTGATGGTATTGTTCAGCTAGACTACTTCGACCTGTTTAAAAAATTCACGTGGAATACATATGGACAACAAGAATCTTATAAACTTGACCACATCGCAAATGTTGTACTGGGTGAACGAAAACTCAGTTACGATGAGTATGGTTCTCTTCATTCACTTTACAAACATGATTTTCAAAAGTTTATTGACTATAACATAAAAGACGTTGAACTGGTTGACCGACTTGAAGAGAAGTTGGGTATCATCACTCTGGTGATGACAATGGCATATGGTGCGAAAACAAATCTTGGTGATGCGTTGGGTACCACGGCCATCTGGGATGCAATCATCTATAACGAGTTGATTGCTGAGGGGAAGGTCATTCCACCCAAGCCACCCGTTGCAGAAGTCAACAATAAAATCGCTGGTGGATTTGTGAAAGAACCCGAAGTGGGTGCTCACGATTGGGTTTGTTCGTTTGACCTGAACTCTCTGTATCCTAACATTATTGTTCAATACAATATGTCACCCGAAACTCTTAGTGAGGATGGTGTCTGTGAGGCTGCGAACGGAACACGATACTCCAATAAGTTTGAAGGTATCGTACCCAAAGTTATTCGTAAGTTCTATGACCGTCGTGTTGGTATCAAGAAAGAGATGTTGGAGGCGAAACAGGAATACGAAAAGAATCCTTCCAAGAAACTTGCGATAAAGATTGATACCCTTGACACTGAACAAACGGGTATCAAGATTCTAATGAACTCTCTCTATGGTGCTCTCGCAAACAAATGGTTTCGATACTTTGACCATCGTATTGCAGAGGGTGTCACATTGTCCGGTCAGCGTGCGATACGTTGCGCTGAGAAGGCGGTAAACGATGAGATGCAGGAATTACTAGGGACAAAAGATGATTATGTGATTGCGATTGATACTGACTCTGTTTATATCAATATGTCTCA